ATTGCTAAACTACGTGGACTACGTGCTCAATTAGGCAACTATGGTATCGATCCAGCTGACGTAGCATACATCGTTAATAACGATACATACTACGATCTATTAGAAGATACAACATTCATGACAATGGAAAAAGTTGGTCCTTTAGCTACTGTTATCACTGGTCAAGTTGGTATGATTGCTGGTTCCCCAGTTATCGCCACAGGAGAACTAGCTGCCAAAGCTACTGGTGCTGTCACTGCATTGACTAACATTGCTGCTCTTGCAGTTTATGTTCCTAACTTCTTAGTCGGTGCTCAACGCGGTCTACGCATTGACACACAAGAGTTAGCAGCTGAACAAGCCCGTGTAATGGTTGCTTCTATGCGCGTTGGAATGGCTCAAATTACAGCCAGCCAAGGTGTTAAAGCCCTTCGTTGGACAGCTTAATTTATTAAGCAAGACAGGACTCAGGTCCTGTCTTTTACATATCTTGCTAGTCAGGATATGTAAAAGACAAAAGGAAATATTATGGCCAATCTAGTAACCAAAGCAGAATATAAAGCTTATGCTGGTATATCTAGTACTACGCAAGATAATTTAATTGACTTCTTAATTCCAAAAATATCTGATNCTGTAAGAGGCTTNTGCAGAAATCCACTAATAGATACCCAAGAGAGTGTCATAGAAATATTTGATGGAGGTAATNCAGTATTAGTACCCTCTAGCGGACCAGTAGGAGCAATTGCTTCTGTACAGTACTCCACTGACTACGGCAAAATATATACAGACATGGTTCAATATATAGACTGGATCTATGTACAAAAAGAACAAGTAATAAAATGTGTATATAGCGACGTATTTCAGCTTAGACCAGCAGGTTATAGAGTAACTTATACAGCCGGATATGATGGATGCCCTGAAGGATTAAAGCTAGGAGTACTAGAGTTTATTAACTACTATATGCGACATGAAAGTACAGTTCACTCAAATTCAGCCCCTGGCGGTAGTGGTGGACAAATAGAATATATAATGCACAGTAAACTACCAGCAGCAATACAGCGTATCTTTGACCAGTATGCGTTAACGGTAAATTAATATGTCAATAGCGGAATTTAGTCAAACTCTAAGAGATAGAATTTTTAGTAAGTTTAATCAGATTAAAACAAGAAATTTAAGAGACGACTATTCTAAATTAGTAGAATCTGAAAAATTTCGTAAAAAGTATGAAGCCGCTAAATTAGGTGCCTCTTCAGTAATTACTGAAGGCTCTTTAAATAAGTTAATAAGTGATTTAAATAAAGATATAGAAAACGATACTTTAAGATCAGCTACACAAAAATTCTTAAAAAGCATATCTTTACCAAGATTTATAAACTATATACAAAGCACTACTTATTATGATAAACTAGTNACAAGAATTCCAGGAGAATTTAGNCTAGAAGCAGTACCNCAAGATACCTTACGCAAATTATTTATAGAGTATATAGAAATAGAGTTAAGCACTTTTGGATTACCTCATGCAACNGAGGTAGCAGTATATGAACATATTAATCATCATATACAGTCAGGACATTTAGCAGGAGTTTTCTCNCTACGTCTTAAAGAAGCACTATTTTTAAATGTAACAGATACAGGCACAGGATATAGAGATTTTAAGCTAGATCTAGGCGAGGGAGTCGATAAAACCTCTATAGATACCTTAGAAAGAATAATGAAAGTAGTACTAGATGCAGACTACTTAACCAGTAATATTGTAGACAGAGAGAGTATATTTGCAAGGGCAACTAAAACTGTCTTAGGTAATAGACCTCACTTAGAAGTAGAACTACAGTATAAAAGAGATAATGAAGAAGCCGGTAAATTACTGGCAACTACTGGTAAATATTTAAATGATTTAATTAAAACTATATCTTCAAAAACTGGAAGATCAGATAAAGATGCTACTGATAGTTTTAAAAAACTAATAATTAGCTTAAAACCTTTAACTGAAGTAGTTATAGCTAAAGCAGCAGAACTACAAAGTACACCTTCTAGCAGAGATTTAGCTAATTTAATAGCTGGAGACGCAAGAGCCTTAAATCAGTTAGCAAGCTCTTTAGTAAATACTAAAGGATCGCCTTCTTTAAAAGAATCAATTAGTAAAAATATAGCAAGTATAATAAAAACTGGAAAAACTTTAGAAGCAGTTACTACAAAAGTAACTGAAAAAGTATCAAAGACCAGTAAAGATAAAGACGTTGAAGCTTTAAATAAAACTTTTAAACAAGTAGGTAAAGCACTTAAGCAAGTACATGCTCAAATAAGTAAGCATAATAAAATATCTGGAACTAAAGCAGTATCAGCTACACAGCCATCTGCTGCACTACAGCGTATGCCTTCTATGACCTCTTTGCAGGCATATATTAACGAGAATTTACAAAGTGTAATTTCAGCTAATATGGGTGGAGGCACAGAGCATAGTATTTTAAATTATCGTACAGGAAGATTTGCTGAATCTGCTAAAGTAACAGCAGTTTCACAAAGTAGACAAGGTTTAATAACTGCTTTTTACACTTATATGAAAAATCCATATCAGACTTTTGAACCTGGATTTAAACAAGGTAGCCCTGCATCAAGAAATCCAAAATTGCTTATTTCTAAGTCAATTAGAGAAATTGTAGCAAATAAGGTAAGTAATAACTTTAGGGCACAAGCACTATGACTCGTAGAACATCTATTGTAAAAGCAATTGCTGAAAAAATGCAAGTGCAATTAAACGGGATTACCTATCCATCAAATGTATATGGTAATGCCTATCCCTCACTAAAATTTTGGGATGAAGTAAATGATTTTCCTTGTGTATATATGAGTCCTGGCACTGAAATTCGTCAATACGAACTTTCAGCATTTGCTTGGGGCTTAATGAATGTAAGCATAAAGGTTTATGCCCGTGGAGAAGATGCTCAGCTACAACTCGAGCAGTTGTTAGAAGATATTGAGAAACTACTAGAAAATAACAAAAATCTAGTATACGACGCCACAAAAAATCTGATAACTACTGAATTCTTAGTAGTATCTATAACAACAGATGAGGGACTTCTAAAACCTTATGCTGTCGGAGAAATTAACATACAAGTACGTTATCAAGTTATGTATGTATAAGTAGCCATAAGGCTATTAACAAATCGTATCCTAACGCACCAATCACAGATAAATATCTAGTAATGTGTCCGCAGGATGCACAAAATTAAAGGAATTAGATAATGGCAGCAACATTTAATCTAGTAAGAAATAGTAGAGTATTCTACACTACTAATGTAAACGCAAATACCGGCGTAGTAGCCGCTAGCGGTTTTACTACTGGAAATACACTAGAACTTCAAGTTTTAGATGGATTTACTTTTGGTCAAACTTCAAACGCAGACACAATCACAATTTCTGAAGCAGGTGCTACACCTACTCGAGGTCAGCGATCTTTCAACACAAGTTTAGGTCAAGCGGACTTCTCGTTCTCCACCTATATTAGACCTTCTAAGGCCGGTACTGTAGGCTCCGTTGTAAAATGCGAAGAGTCAGTACTATGGAATTCCTTACTTGGTTCTGTAGCTATCGGTGCATCAAATGCTATTGGAGTTGATTATACAGCTGCTTTAACAACACCTACTGCTGTTGGTTATACGGGCGGTACTCTAACAGTTACTGGCGCCACTGGCGACTTAGTAGTTGGTGAAACAGTTATGATGACTGGTCACGCAACAGCAGACCATAATACTGCTATTCGGATTACTGCAGTTACTGCAGGTACTAGCTGGGAAGGTCAGTGGTTATCAAACCCTGCTACACCAAGCACAACAGCTGCAGACTATGACAATGTAATCTTACGCAGAACAGCTTGGAATGAACAAGGTACTGCTTACGCAGAAGTTACAACCTCTTTAAGTAACAAAAATCAACTAGTTAAGTTTGGTATGATTATGGTAGTTGATTCAATTACTTATGTAATTGATAACTGCTGTTTAAATCAAGCCGACATTCAATTTGGTTTAGATGGTATTGCAATGGTAGCTTGGACAGGTATGGGAACAGCCCTACGTCAAGTTGCAACAACAGCTGCATTTGCCACTACTACACCATTTGCAATTACTGGTGGACTAACTGGTAACTACACATACAAAAATACTACTGCTGATTTTATTACTAATAAGCTAAGTACTGTTACCCTAAAAACAGGTATCAAAGGTTCCGGAACCGCATACAATCTAGCCTTAACAGGTGGACAAGTAACAATTAACAATAATGTTACATATGTAACACCTGCTAACCTTGGCGTTGTTAATCAACCAGTAGGNTANTACACAGGTACTCGTGCTATTTCAGGTAATNTAACAGCCTACTTACGTACAGGTACTACTAATACTGCAGGATTACTTAATACGTTACTAGCAGCATCTTCTACATCTGCTGGAATTGAGCCACAGTATCAACTTATTGTATATGTAGGCGGAGCTTCTGCTACTACACGTGTTGAACTTGAAATGCCAATGGCGTTTGTACAGATTCCAACAATTGATGCTCAAGCAGTTCTATCAACCACAATTAACTTTACTGCTGAAGGTCATATCAATGACGCAAGCGGTATTGATATCGAAAATACTAATGAACTAGAAGTTCGTTATTTCCGCGCTTAAGCGGTTTTTACAGGTGCCGGCTTGATCATCGGCACCTCTTTTTAGTGTTATTATAATAGGAAAAAAATCAATGTCAACAGCAGCACCTGCTCTATCATTAAAATCATTACTAGTACCCAGTAAAACAGTCGAAGTAGACTATCCTGGACTTAATGGATTCAAAGTCAATGTAGTATTTTTATCAAGAGAAAAACTTGTTGAAATTCGAAAGAAAGCAACAAAGACAGCTTGGAAAAATCGTCAAGCGACTGATGAACTAGACGATAAGTTGTTTCTACAACTTTACGTAAATGCTTGTATCAAAGGCTGGAAAGGCCTAAAACTAAGTTATCTTGAGCAACTAGCTCCAGTAGACTTAGCAGGACAAGATCTAGAAAGCGAACTGCCCTACGATCAAGATAATGCCCTATTCTTAATGCAGAGTTCTGCAAATTTTGACGCCTTTATTTCGGAAACTGTTAGCGAGCTAGCAAATTTCACGAAGACCAGTACATCGAGTTAAATAAGTTACTAAAATCTTACTTTGATAATAGCAGTCTTAAAATGACAAAAGAAGCATATTTTGAAATGTGCGAGGCACTNGGTAGTGAGCCTGAAGAGTCTGAGATCCCAGTGGATTTTGCAGATTTACCAGACGAAGTACAATATGCATTTGGAGTTTACGGTAAGTTACGAGATGAGTGGGATGGGTTCAANGGAGTGTATCTTGGAAAAAATTTCACAGGTATACTTGATATATTTAATATATTAGATGTGCCGGTCGAAAATAAACGCGGATTATTTGAGNTAATATCAATTATTGATATTCANAGGTCTAATGCAATAGCACAGAACAAAGAAGCTAAAAAGTCAGAGCAATCAAAATGAGAAACCCCTATACTGAAAGGTATAGGGGTTTTTTTATGAGTTAAAAAAATTTGCTTATTGACTTCTGCGTGCTCGCGTGCTATAATGTGGAGGATGAAATAATATTACATTGTTTTAAAAGATGTTTATTGGAGGCCGCATGGCAACAGAACAATCAACGATTGAAGTAAACGTACTCACCAAGGGCTTAACTGAAGCCACGGCGAGTGCGCAGAAATTACATGATATAATGAAGGCAACTTCGAACATAGCCGCGAATATTCGTATTCCTACGGCTGTTCAGGCTGCCCAAGAACAAGTAGCTGCTACAAATAATAGAAGATCTTCACCAGTTATGGCTGGTTCGACTCCTAAAGGTGGAGGCAAGGGCANTGAGTATGGTACTGCAAGAGGTACTCTAGGCACAGGCGCTGAAGGCCGAGACTTCGCTAAACAAGCTCAAGGTCTTGGTGGACTAGTACACGTTTATGCTACATTTGCAGCTAACTTATTTGCTGTTTCNGCAGCATTTTCTGCACTTTCAAAAGCAGCAGATACTACTAACATTATCAAAGGTTTAGATCAACTAGGTGCCCAAAGTGGTAGATCTCTTGGCGGAGTTGCCAAGGCTATGGTTGAAGTTACTGGTGGTGCTTTAAGTTTAAGAGAAGCAATGACTTCTACAGCGCTTGCAAGTTCTGCAGGCATGACTAATGCTGCCATGATAAGAATGACTGAAGTAGCTAAAAAGGCTAGTTTGGCTCTTGGTAGAGATATGGGCGATTCTATGGATCGTCTTACAAAAGGTATTGCTAAAGTTCAGCCCGAACTATTAGACGAACTTGGTATTATGGCTAGGGTTATTCCTTCTCAAGAAAAATATGCTAGAGAATTAGGTAAATCCGTAAGTGCTTTAACTGACTTTGAAAAGAAGCAAGCGTTTGCTAATGCTGTATTAGAAGAAGGTGAAAGAAAATTTAGTTCAATTAATATTGATACTAATCCCTATACACAACTGTCAGCAAGTTTAGCTAACGTAGCGCAGACTGGCCTAGAGTTAGTAAATACCGTACTTGGACCATTAGCCTCAAGCTTAGCAAAAAGTCCAACAGCATTAGGACTAGCACTTACAGGTATTGCCGGTATATTATTAAAACAAGCCATTCCAGCACTAGGACAATACAGAAAAGGGCTTGAAGCAGTAAATGCAGAAAACTTGAAAAAAGTTTCTGAAATGCAGAAGATTCAAGGTGAAGCAGGTTATGATTACGATACTAAAATCGTAGGCGAACGAGCACGTAAAAAATATTTAGTAGAAAAAGACTTTGCTACAAAGTCTCTAGATGAGCAAAAAAAGATAACGGCCCAAGCAAATAAAATTGCAGATGCAGCAGCAGAAGCCTCAGCAGCTAGAGCAACTAGTTTACTAGGTCACGAAACGACAACTAATAAAATTCGTGACAGAATGTATCAAACCACTGCTATAAGTGGTGCAAAATATAATGTAAGCCAAATTCAAGGCGCATATGGTATGACTGCAGCATTTTCACAACTAAGTGAAGAGATGACAAAACTTCAATCTAAAACTAATACTATTGATGTTGGTGGTGGATTGATGCGCCAAGTCCCTGCAATTAATAAATTTAGCGCAGCACTAGTAGGTATATCTGGAGCCATAGCTATTATAGGAACTACAATAGGTACTTTAATAAATCGTTTCGCACCATGGATTATAGCAATTACAGCTTTTGCATCTGCTGTATCGTTTTTAATAGATTACTTTAAAACAGCTACTACAGCAGTAAATGCTTCAGCAAAAGCCCTTGAAGGAATAACCACAGCAGCTAAAACCATAGGNGATACTCTTGATGCTATAGAGAAAAAACCATTTTTAGAGCAAATTAGTAATGCATCTGTACAAGCTAAAGCTGCGGCCATAAATGAACTTAGTTCAAGCTTAGGGCTACTAGTAAAACGCAATAAAGAAGCCAGTGAAAAAGTAGCAAAAGGTAGTTATGCGGATTCAATTGGAGATCAACGCTTGACTTACCGTTTAGATAGAGCCTATAAGGTAGGAGACGCCTATACAAGTAATTTAGGTAGAGAACTAGCAGATGGAACACAACAAGCATTAGTTGCAGCTTCTAAGTTAATAGTAGGTAGCACAGAAGAAGCAACCTACAGAGCCAGTATTAAGAATATATTAGGTATATCATATAGCGACTCAGATAATTTAGAAAAACAACTGAAAAATATACCAGACGAATTAATTAAGAAATTACCTAAATTACAAAAATCTTTAGAGGATACCAATAAAGCTATAAATAATGCAGCGTCCGCAGGTAAAGAGCTTGATGACGCTTGGACTGCAGCTACAAAAACTTTTGATAATTTAATGACTAGTTTAGCTATAACAGATCCACTTGGCAAACTAGGTGATGAAACTATTAAAGTTGGTATAGCCATGACTAAGGCTTTTGAAGATCCTGCAAATAAATTAGCAGAATTAAGTAAAACTTCTAAGGATATGTCTAGACTAAGATTTATGTCCCCTGAAACTGCAAAAGACATGATGTTATTTGCAGGACAATTAGATNAATCCGCTAAAAAAGTAGACAAGCTAAAAGAAAAATTAAAAACTTCTAGAGAAAATGAAAATAAATCTTCTAAAGAAGTCGGAATGTTTGGAAAATTCACAGACTTTTTAGGAATTACAGATAATCCTGGTGATTTAAAGAAAGCACAACAAGAGTCTAAAAATATTAACAAACAGATT